GTACGTACTCTTAACGAGATCCCAACTAAGACAACCCGCGCAGTTGCAGCAGTTCGTGATGCAAAACAGGAAGCCGCATAAGCGACTTCTTAATTCGTTGGAATGCGTCCTTAGGTTCACCGAGAAGTCTGGCTCTGCCCTCGCTACAATAGTAGCGGAGCGGAGTACCAAAAACCGGATTGCCTAGCTGCCAACTTTGGCAGCGACGCGAACCTCCAAATCCTCCATAAACCCCTTCCGCGACCGAATCGGCCCGGTGCCCGGGTTCAAAACGACGAAAGCTCAGAGGCGAGACTTAAACTAAGTTTGGGTCTCTATACTGGCCGCCATCGCGATGACCGGAACATCCCACCTTTACGGTTCGGGGAAGGGGACTCACTACGCTCTCATCGGGCTCGTCAAACTTGCTAAAAAGCTAGTTCGTACGTACCTCAATTGCGGCGCCGACAGATGCTACTAAGAGATTAAAACCTCTTGCAACATCTGTCGAGCTGGCGCTCTCGAGAGCCTGCCACCCAGAACGGATCACTGGTTTGGCAAGTACCTCTACGGCGCTCTTAAGAGTGCGTCTCATTCACAGTCAGGAAGGATTCAACTTTCCATGATTGCAAGGTCTCTCCCCTTGGGGACAGACCAGAAGATGAAGGCGTCACTCGTAGAGCACCGCGAGGTTCTTACCACTCCATTCACTACTGCTGGAGAAACCCTGGTAGCTGCCGAGAACTTTGCTTGCTAATGGGCGAGAGCCCACTGCAAGATCTCAAAGCTCGACGTGCTCAGGGTACACTTCTCCAACGGGTCGTGCTTAACGCACGGCCGTAAGGAAGGGGGGAATTTTTCCCAATTCCTTGCAGATCGTGAAAAGATCCTAAGGGATGGACGGACAGGCGAACCGTACAAACTAACCTCTGTTGGCAAGTGCGACTTGACCGATGTCGAGAGAGGTCTCTACGAGACAATCATAGCGCAGCCTCCTCCTAAGGACGCCTATCACCGTGCTTCGGCATTGCAAAACCTTATCGACTTACAGTCTGATTTGGAAATGCACACCGCCGAGCGCGAGATGGGCTTCCCTGATGGGGAGGTCGTTCCTACTCGCGAGAGAGGGAACAAGTGTAGGATAGTATCCAAGCACTCTGCGCCTAGGACCCGCCTTGCCCACAAGGTTCGGAAGGTCCTATTTGATGGTCTCAGTAGAGATTAGCGCGTAAGTGGTGTCCTAAAAGGAGACCACCAAGCAGCTGTAGAGAGGCTCTTTAAGGGACTCCAGCCATATAGTCATAACTGTTAGGTTTTATCCTCAGATTTGACTGCAGCGTCCGATAGGCTCCCTCTTGACTTGTGCTAAGCACTCGCCAGAGGGGTCCTCCGTTCGATGCCCACTCGCCCTTCTTGGTTTGAGGAGGTCATGATGGATATGGTCGGGCCCTAAGAGCTCTCTTGGCCTGCTTGGGGCAAAGGGTTGAACAAGGTCGCCAGTCATGATGAAACCTCCTCCCGGGGGATTCTCATGGGTCTGCCGACTACTTGGTTTTTCCTTTGCTTGGTCCACCTATTTTGGATCGACCACGCGTGCGCCAATCAGCCCACCTACAAAAGCAGGGCGGCTGTGTGCGGGGACGATCTTGTTGCCTACTGGCCGCGAGAAGTCATTGGTAGATACCATGACATTCTCAACCAGTGTGGCGGTAAGATCTCCGCAGGGAAGCATTTCGTCTTCCCTTCAGCCGGCGTTTTCACTGAGAAATGTTTCAAAGTGAAATACCGGTCGACCACAGTTACCAAGCCGCGTGCGGTTAGGCTGAACCTCGCCGACGGCGAGACTACTGTGCGAGTCGCCAAGGGAATAAAGTGGTTCGGTACTCCTTCGTTGAAGGGCCTTGTGGCTCCTTCAGGAAACCGACCACTCCCAAGGTGGCTCACACTAGGTAGCATCGTCGAGAGCTTAGTGAGTGGCCATTGCCCCCGAAGCACCGTCATGAGAGGTGTGGATGTCTTGTACCCGAAGTGGAATGAATTCTACCGAAAGTACGCGATACCCGCCCTCCCTCAGTGCCTAGGGGGGTCTGGCCTTTATAGAGGAGACCCGAAGCTAAGGCGCTTCCCTACTTCGATCCGACTCTCGGCGAAGATCGCTGCGTTTGGCAGGAGTTCGAGGAACCACAAGGACGTTTTCTTGTCAAAGTGGGCCTCTGCACCTACCAACAAAGCGATCGAAGCTCTAGTCCGGAAAGGAACTAAGGAAGCGTTGACCGAAGTCTCTCTCTGCCGCAGCAGTAAGTCCTGTTTAAATCAGGGAAAGATCTGTCTGGGAACTCTAGAGTCCTTCCAATCCGACCAAAGGTCGAAATGGGAGTTCTAGGCCCACGTCAGGCTTTCCTCGAATCAGCGAGCCGTCCAACCATAAAAAGTTGTAAGCGAGCTGTCCAGGGGCTTAAGCGTTGCCAGAAGAGAGTTATTAAGGTCTTGGCCAGGGGTCAAGGAGGTGTTCCGCGGTTTGGTTGCATCTGCACTAGTCGGTGAGATTGCCAAGAGATCATGTAATTGGTCTGCTTGGGCTCTTCCCACTAGCGTGTGCGCTCCGATCCCGCGGAACGGTTTTGTTAGCGAGTTACTGAACTCGCCAGGGTGTTCTCTCTGGAGATCCCACCCACTAAGTCCGTCACCTGAGAGGGGTGATAGATAAAGTCCT